CCAAAACTTTTCTGGTATCTCGCTTGCCACAAGTGCATCATCTTTCCAAAATCCCACTTCCGTCATAACGTCTTTAAGCATTTTCTGCAAGTTATCCGTATCGGGTTTTGTTGCCTTATACTCGCCGTCCGAATGTTTTCCTTTAGGGAAACACCACTTTGTCACCATACGCACAGGCTTTTCAAACATCTTTTTAGGTGCGTAATGTGAAAGATGTGCCGCAAGTTTTTCTCTTACCGCTTTAACTTCCGGCGGCTCATAAAATACCGGCTTACCTTTTACGACTGCAACCTTTTTTTCTTGATACGTTTTTGTCGGCGGTATCATTGCCATAAAAAATTGTACTTTCATTCTCTCACTTCCATTTATTTACTTTGTGTCTGTTCTGAAATTTTTGCTTTGTCAGTCAGTAAGGGGAAGGAGTTGTTGTGCGTAAGCTGTCGCACAACTACTTCCCCCTGACCTTAGGGAAAGGGAAACCTTTATATATACGTAGTATATATACATTTTCCTTCCCTCGAGAAAAAGTCGATATTTTCCCGAGTTTTTCTTCCCTAAGGAAAATTTAATTTTTCTCGACTTTTTCCTTAAGGAAAGGAAAGAAATTTTTTCGACTTTTTCCTTATCAGTGAAATTTTTAAAGAGTAATTTTCCCTCCGACATTTTCCCTCTTATTTCTTACCGACTTGACCCTCATCAATCCAAAATCCGCCGTGTTCTTTCAATCTGTTTCTTACAGTTTTCTCTGTAACTCCCATATATTCTGCCATTGCTTTTACTGTCACTTTATCATCAATTCCGCACGCCTCGAATGCCGTTTCAAGTGAATTTTTACGTTCTGTTTTACGTTCTGCGTCTGTTTTCTTTTTAGCAAAATTCTTCTTCCACGTTGGCATTCCGTCATCAACTGCAATGTCTTTTAACACTCCGATATTATCAATACTGTGTACCGGATATTTAAACCACAGGTTTACCGATGCGAACTTCGGGAACTCTCTAAGCGTACCCTCTATACGCCACGCACTACGGCTTTCTACCTCTTTTCTTACCTTACCGACATCTTCTATAACGCACTCGTAAGCGTCGTTTTCAAGGTATTCTCGACACAATGCAAGCATTTGAGTTTCACTGCACAAATCGTCTTGTGACGCATGATACAGTTTATCGTATTTATATAACCAACCCTCACATACTTTACATATTGCCTTATTCTTTTCCTGTTTTAATATATCGTCGTTCAATTCAAGTTCTACAAGGTCGATAAGTGCGTCTGGATCACGTGCAAACACACCCGAACCCGAAGCTCTGTCCATACTTCTTTTACCGCCTTGAGCACCTTTACTGTGATGATGACAATATATCACCGCACAGCCGAGTTCTGTACACACTTTATCAAACTGATTACAAAAATGCGCCATTTGGTCTGCACTGTTTTCGTCGCCTGTTATAACCTTATATATCGGGTCAATTATAATCGCTATATAATTCTTTTTGCTTGCCCTGCGAATAAGTTTCGGAGCGAGCTTGTCCATCGGTACACTGCGTCCTCTAAGATTCCAAATATCAATATTGGATAGATTGTCGGGTGCTATGCCAAGCGCGGTATAAACATCCTTAAAACGGTGCAGACAGCTTGCTCTGTCAAGTTCAAGATTAACATACATCACTCTGCCTTGTGTACAGTTCCATTCAAGCCATTTCTTTCCTTCTGCAATGGCACAGCACAATTCTATAAGTGCATATGATTTACCCGCCTTTGACGGACCTGCTATAAGCATTTTATGTCCCTGTCTTAAAACTCCGTCAATAAGCGGCGGTGCAAGAGAGGGCAAGTTATCCCACACGTCCGCCATACTTTCGGGATCGGGCAAGTCGTCATTAACGCTTTCTATCCATTCTCGCCACTCATTCCAATTTTCTTTGCCTATATTGGTATCAAGCAAATATTGTTTTTTACCGTTACGCATTACACCCGGCATACGCGATAATCTTGACGGATTTCTATTTTGAATATCAAGTTTCAATCCGTTTTTATTACACACGTTATACAGATAATCAACACGTTTTTTATATTCTTCATACGTTGACGCGTCGATTTTTACTATTGCGTGCAGGCTCTTTTTGCCACTGTAAACGAGTGCCGCAACAGGCAATTCCAATTCTGTTATAATGGCTTTTTGTGCCGAAATGTCCATTGTATCGGATTCGACAAGTGCATATCTGAACTCTGTTACATTCTCATTTTTTACGCCCTTACCGTCAAGAGGGTTAAACCTTATCCACGCCCCGACTTCGCTGTTATAATCGCCGAGTACACTGCCTATATCGCCTTTGCATTGGTACAGTTCCTTTATAAGCTGACCTGCCGTTCTGTCGTAACAGCCTTTTGACGGCAAGAATTTTCCGTCATGTTCCCAACTTTCCGTAACATAACCTACGTTTTCGTCCGGTTCAAAAAGTGTTTCGAGGTATGTGATAATCTGCTCTGTCGGATTCCATTGTTCGGGAATATGTATCTCACTGCGTTCAAGCCAGTTCCTGTCTACTACAACAAGTTCGTCTTTAGAACCTATTTCACTGTCCCAATCAAGTTCGGCTGATACATTCTCATAATGGTATCCGTTTTCTTTAGCCATTTGAATGATAGTTCCGCCAGTAACGGGAGCAGATGAGCCTTGAAATGTCGCCCACTTCTTTGCACATTCACCGCTATGGTAACGGTTTACGTCTTTCATACTCCACATATCCCAATCAGATACCGTATATCCCTCGTGTTTTAGTGCCATACCTACGTTTATCCACTCTTGATAACTGCAAGTTGACGGATCAATATATTCAAGAATTTCTGTCAAATTATAATCGTTCATATCTTAATTCCTTTAATATTCACTCGGATTTATCCCCGACGGTATTCGCCAACCGTTTGCAGCAATTCTGTCAATAAGATTTTTTGCTTTTTCAAACTCCCAAACACCGACGTGCTGAAAACCTCGACTTTCAAGAAAGCGTATTTGCTTTGGAGTTGTAAGTCCTGCCACACGTCTTTTCTCCAATCGTTCAAGCAGTTTGGTTGCCTTACCTGCGTTATCTATTTCATCAGGGAATATTCCGTATTTTTCAAGTACCTTTATTTGTTTGTCTGACGGAGGTGACATTTCCCAACCGAATGTCGGTACATATCCCGATAAATCTTCGGCTTGTATGCTCATTTCAAATTGCAGAGGATCAACCAATTTACGCTTACGTTTCTTCATTTCCGCAAGAAGATTTGCAAGTGCCTCTTCTCTTTGTGCAACTACATCTTCGCTTGCCTTTTCCTCTGCCTCTTCTATGTCAACAGGATAACCCGCATTTTCGATATTCTCCGTCATTTTTACGGCAACTTCTTCATTTTCGCAAATCAAATGTGCGGGGTGACACAGTTCGTGTCGTTCCGTATGCCATAAAAAATCGAGTAAAAGTAAGTGGTCCTTATTCGGTGCAAGTCTTGTTCCGCGTCCTACCATTTGACTGTACAAACTGCGTACTTTTGTAGGTCTTAATATGACAACGCAATCCACATCGGGACAATCCCAACCCTCTGTCAAAAGCATTGAATTGCACAACACATTATACTTATTGTTTTCAAAATCATTTAATATTTCTGCTCTTTCTTTGCTTTCGCCGTTTACTTCCGCCGCTTTAAAACCTTTTTCGTTCAGAATATCTCTAAACTTTTTACTCGTCTTTACAAGTGGCAGAAATACAACCGTTTTTCTGTTTTTGCAGTGTTTTGTCATCTCATCGGCTATCTGATACAAATACGGATCAAGTGCCGTACTTAAATCGCTTGATTTAAAGTCGCCCGCCTGTGTTCCCACTCCTGTTAGGTCAAGCTTTAACGGAATTGTCAGAGCCTTTATTGGACTTAAATATCCCTCTTTAATAGCTTTAGGAAGTGTATACTCATATGCAAGGCTTTCAAAAACCTGTCCGAGATTTTTCATATCGCCCCTGTCGGGTGTTGCAGTGACTCCAAGCACCTTTGCCTCTGAAAAGTGGTCTAATACACGTCTGTAACTGTCTGATATGCAGTGATGTGCCTCGTCTATGATGATTGTATCGAAATAATCGCTTTGGAACTGATTTAAACGTTTTTCACGCATAAGTGTTTGTACCGAACCTACAACAACTCTGTACCAACTGCCGATACAACTTTCTTCTGCTTTTTCCGTTGCACAGCCTAAACCTGTTGTTTTCATAATCTTGTCTGCCGCTTGTTCCAAAAGCTCACCTCTGTGTGCAAGTATCAGCACTCGCTGACCGTTTCTCACACATTCTTCTGTTATTTTTGCAAATACTATTGTCTTTCCGCAACCTGTCGGAAGAACAAGCAATGTTTTATTACAGCCGTTCTCCCATTCACGGAAAACGGCTGATTTAGCTTCATTTTGATATGGTCTTAATTCCATTTATTACACCGCCTTAAAAACTTCCCGGAGTAAATGACGACGCAGGTGATTGCGTTGGTTCGGCTTGTGTTCCTGTCGGCTCATAGAATTTTTTGATTTCATTGGATTTTAAGACTTCACCTGTTTTAGTGCTTGTATATTCATGTATACCGATTTTACATCTGCCTGTTGCTCCGACAACCGCACTCCAATTCATACGGCACTTTTCGCCATGCTTTCTCTGTCCTATTGCGGTAAAAAATGCACAAAGCATTCCCTCTGTTTTTGTATGTAAAAACAGGTTGTGTTTAATCGTACCTTGGTTACCTTTGCCGTCCGCAACGTTTAATGTTATAATCGCTTTATTGCACGGCGGAAGTTTAGCACTTCCTTGATGTCTGCCACGCTCAAAGCCTGTTACCGTAAAATTATAATCACCGTCGGGCAATATTTGAAACTCATTGTCGTTTTCTATTTCATCATCCCAACCAAATTCTCTTTCTTCTGCCATTATTCGTTACCTCCTTGAAATACATTCTCATTTCTCATTTTCTTTATAATCTCAAATACTTGATTCCATGCTCCTACCAATACACCGTTGATAAAATCAGCGTCGTAATTTTCTATCGGTGTATCTTCGGGATAATATCCTTTATACGCAACTGCCTGTCTGATTTCTGCGTCTGTTACCTTATTAATCTGCATTAAATCCGACAATGCTTTCGGTATATTTCCGTTCGGCATATCAAACGATTGTGCCGGTGTATCAAATTCTTTTCTTTCGTCTGATACGTTGTTGTCAATCGGCGGTGCAGGCGGTGCAACTGTCGTTTTTTGTGGTGGTGTGACTACCTGTGAAACAGTCGGCTCTATATGTGGTGCGACTGTCGGTGTAACCGCTTGTGTCGGTGCATTATCTTTAAAACAATGTGCAATTCGTTCATATTCAAACGGCATTTCGTCCGGAAGATTATGACGGTTCTTTGCGTCCCAACAAGGGTGGTGTGTGGTGTACATTGTTCTTGTACCGCCCTGTGCCTTATGTTTTGTTCCTTTGTCATCTGTCGCAACCGAAAATGTTTTATAATTGACAAATAAAATCATATCCGCCCACTCTTTCAAAATAGGTGAAATCTGCGAACTTGTTTTTTTGCCGAGTTTCAACTCCCAACGGTCATATGCTCCCATTTCGTCCGGCTGTTCAAATTTGCGCAACTGTGCATGAGCCGTCAAAACTACATTGATACCCAATTCAATCAATTCATCAAGTGAATTTAAAAATCTGCCTATTTCCTCTAATTCGTAAACATATCCCGAACCGTATCCGAAATCCTCAATACTTTTTTTGTTATTATCTGCGCATATCTTTGCAATACAAAGTCTTTCCGCCCAATCAAATGTATCTATAATGTATGTTTTGCATACAGTCGGATTTGCTTTGACATATGCTACTTCCTCTTTTAGCAATGTCCAAGAGGTAGGCTTAGGCAAACGTCTTACGTCCATATGTTTTGTACTGCCCTCTGTATCCGAAAACAGAGGACTTGGGAACTTCGACGCAAACGTTGATTTGCCTATTCCCTCAGGGCCGTATATGATTACTTTTTGTGCCGATTCGATTTTTCCGCTTGTAATATCCATTAAAATTCTCCCTCTTTCCAAGTTTTTGTCGCATTAGGTGTTGCTGTGCTTGATTCGCTTGAATATCCGTCCTCAATGATGATACTGCATTCTTCACCTGTACTTACTCTTGTGGCTATTGCCTGCAATCCCTCTTTTTCAAGCCATTCACCGAACTCTTTTAATGTGTCGGTATCCATTTGCTCCAACTTATCAAGAAGTACAAAACCACAATCGGGATTGAGCTTTCTGACAATAGCCGTTGATACTTTCATCTGCTCCGCACCGCTCATGTTATCCCACTTAAAGCCTTTGTATGTAAGCTCGCCGTCCTCAACCGACAATCCATCAAGTGGCAGATTTGCATTCTTCAATAAATTCGTCTTTTCTTTACGAACGTTACTAATAGCTGTGGTAAGCTCGTCATACTTGTCCTTGTATTCTTTCGCTTCTTCTTCGGCTTTGTCTTTATCCATATTGGCACGAACTTTAATGTTTATCTGCTCAATGTTCTTGATGTTCTGTTCAAGTTCTTCGGTTGATTCGTCGTGCAAATCAAGTGCCGATTTTTGTGCAATTTCAAGATCTGAAAGTACAACATCAAGTTGTGATTGAAGATTTGTAATCTGTGCTTTTAAATCTTCGGAGCGCTTTAAAAGTGATTGTGCCTTTTCACGTTTACGTTGGTTTTCGCCGTTTTTTGCAAGTATTTCCTGTTGCTTTAGGATAA